TGTTGAAATGTTTACAAAGTTTGCAGGATATACGAGAGAGTATGTTATTTTTGATTCTAATTTATATAAAAGAGGCGAAGGTATAAGATTAGATGTTTTGTTTACTGCAAACAGAACTACAGACACACCATTAAATCCTAATTTTTCTTATCGTTATCCTGATGAATGTGGTACAAGTTATGCACCTTTATATGGTATAGGAAAAATGATTATTGGGGAAGCCACTAACCCATATATTTTTGAAGTTGGTGATGAATTAAAACCAGATCAATTATATTTGAATCAAGAATATGATTATCTTTTAGATGATTATAGAAAAGTAATTGCATGTAGGGGATTTGAAGTAGGTTCATCTGACGGTGTTAATACTTTGTTTACTATTGAACAAACTTTAGCTCAACAAACTTATTTTAGTTATTCAATGGGTAATTATGGGTTTGATTTAATTAGTTGGTATGTGTTGAAAAACTGGTTAGACACGCGTGAACATGTTCTAGCATTAAGAAAAAGTATTAATTTTAATGAAAGGACACAATTTATGCAAATGTATCCTGAACCTGGAAATGAAAGATTTTGGGGTATTTTAGAATGTTACGTAGAGAAACCCATTCAATGGGTAATTAAAGAGCTTTGGGTTTATCAATATGCATTGGCATTAACAAAAATTAATTTGGGTAGAGTTAGAGGTAAATATAGCAATGTTCAATTATTTGGTGGTGGTGTATTAAATTACGACATGCTTGACGAAGGCAAAGAAGAAAAAGGAAAATTAGAAGAAGAATTATATACGGGAGCCTCCCCAGGCTTAAGTGACGCCGAGCCAGTCTTGTTTTTGGTTGGGTAAAAGTTAAATACCGTTATGTCAGATACTTTTCTAGCTGTTGGTGCCCCCTGCGGCGGTTCACATTACGTCAAATATATTTTAAATCAAATGGGCGTTGAGTGTACATTAGAATTTCCTACCCCTGGTAAGAGTTTAGTAATGTGGAGTTATGCTACAGGTTATAATGTATATGATCATCACGGTCATAAAAACCATGGTTTTGATCCAAATAATGCAGATGATGTCAAATCGGCTCTTAAAGTGGCGTCTAAGTTAGCTAAAACTGATCCAACAAATAACCCACCGCCTGATGTACTCTATGATGATAATTATAACGCAGCAAGAGAAACTTATTCTCATATAATTCATTATACAAGGAATCCTTTTGATAGTATTCCTTGTTTAAATCTAGAACTCGGTAACACAAGTTTTGAAACCTATTTACGTAAAACTGTTATTCGAAGTGTGCGCGAGAAGAAACCAAATTTTTGGCATACACCGTGGATAGTCTGCAACCCGAGTATTGTAGAGTATGTTTTAGATTTTTGGTATAAGTGGCATGTACTTATTCTTTCTAAAAAACCGGATATAACAATACAAATAGAAAAGTTTGATAAAGAAATCTATGATTTTATAAAAGATAAAACACCATGTAACGAAACCTTTTCTATAGATAAATCAAATCATCTTGATACCGGTTCAAGAAAATCTCTACCGGGAAGAAAATCACATGAAGAAGAAGCGCAAATTTTTATTGATGAAATATTACCTTCTATTAATACCAGTCTTCTTAAAGAGGTAGTAAAACTAGGACATCAATTTGGATATATATTTCCTGAAGAGGTTGTAATAAGATGTAAGTAATTTAAATATCTATATGCCAAGGGGTAAATTCAGGCAAGGTATATTTAGACCAAGAAATAAAGATAAGTTTAGAGGAAAGAAATCACCTATATTTAGATCAGGTTGGGAACTAAAATTTTTTCATTGGTGCGATTTAAATGAAAATGTTGTGGCTTGGGATAGCGAATGTGTTATAGTCCCATATTTAAATCCATTAACAGGAAGAGTGCAGAGATATTTTGTAGACGGGTTAGTAACGATAAATGAGTCAGCCGGCCCGAAGACTTACTTAATAGAAATAAAACCATCAAAACAAACGATTCCTCCTGTCCCTAAAAAGAGTAAGAAAAAGACAACTATGATATACGAACAGAAAACATATGTTCAAAATAAAGCAAAATGGGCTGCAGCTGAAAAATGGGCAAAGAAAAAAGGTATTGAATTTAAGATATTAACTGAAAAAGAATTGGGTTGTTAATGCAAGAAATAACAATAAAAGATTACAGTAACCGATTCTGCAATAACTATAAAGAAAGATGGGAAGATGTTCCTGATTATATTACCACTTCTGCACCAGATATAAATTTAAAGTTAATATGTAGATTTTCTGAAGGTAAAAAATCTATTTTTGAATTCGGAACATGGATTGGAAGATCTGCTTTTTGTTTTTCGCAAAATTATGAAAAAGTAGAAACTATAGATTTTCTAAAAGGTAGCGACATCGATTATTCTTATGATGGGAAGAAACCAGGTCATTATGTTAAAGGTAAACAAAACGTAAAAGTACATTTACATGACAGTAATGATTTTAATTTTTCTGGGTATGAAGATAAATTTGACTGTGTATTTGTAGACGGTAATCATGGTAGTATTCCGTGTTTTTTAGATTTAAATAATGCAACGAAAATATGTAAATCAAACGGATTAATTTTTTTAGATGATTATTTTTGGAAAAACGATTCCGGGGAATATGTAACACATCCATGGATGGGGGTAAAAGATGCAGTTGATAGATTAATTTCTTTAGGGTACAAAGAAATATATAGAATAAAAGATACTATGTTAGTATTTTTTGTAAACAAGTGGAATATAGAAAATAGTTTTATTACAGATTAATATGAAAAAAAACAACAATTGTATAAATATTAGCAGACATGTCTCTTAAGTTACTAGTTGAAGTACCAGCGCCTAGGGAAGAATATGAATATATTCTTGAAGAACAAAGCAAAGACGGTGTAAAAAATCTTTACATTAAAGGTCCTTATATGATGGCTGAAGATGTAAATCGAAATAAAAGATATTACCCATCAAGTGAATTAAAAAGAGAAGTTGATCGTTATATAAAAGATATGATCAAAGAAAATAGAAGTATGGGTGAATTAAACCACCCTACTACTGCTGAAGTAGATTTAGAAAGAGCTTGTCATATCGTAACAGATATGTGGCAAGAAGGAAAAACGTTTTTCGGTAAAAGCAAGGTATTGTCTACCCCTTGCGGTCAAATTGTAAAAAGCTTGATTAATGATGGGGTTAAGGTTGGTATGAGCTCTAGAGCTTTAGGGCAACTAACTGAAGAAAAAAACGGTATTAATAAAGTTTCAGATATGAAATTGGTTGCAATTGATTGTGTCTCTGATCCTTCGTGCCCGAAAGCATTTGTAAACGGTATTTTAGAAAATAAAAATTTTATTATTACCAGTGATGGTAAATATGAAGAAACTTATGATAAGTTTGAAGAGAGTTTAGATACCCTACCTCGAAAAGAATTAGACAGTTATTTACGAGAGCAGGTGTTAGATTTTTTAAATAAAATCGGCTCGAATGTATAAATAATAAATAATGTCACAGCGTACTAAGATTAGTAAGTTTTTAAAAAATATTTCAATTGGTGAGTATAAAAACGCACACTGGGATTTACGTACGGTAGTCGAAGACAAATTGAGGCTAAAAATAAAGAAAGCTTCTAAACAAAGAATTTTTTAAAATGGACAACATAACAGATATACTCCAAGAAAAAGCGGACGGAATCCTTACTGAGGGTACGTTAACAGCGATTGAAAATGCGTTCAATAAGAAGGTAGGCCTTCATGTTGAAGCAGCACTAGTAAAACAAGATGATGAGTATAGTGCCAAGTTAGAGCACTTACTCGAAGCTATAGACGTAGACCACACCGGCAAATTGGATAAAGTTATCAACGCTATTGATAAGAACCACGGTCAAAAATTAATTAACGTGGTTGAGAAGTACAGCAAAGCTATTAATGAAGAGGCTGTTACTTTCAAGAAAGACGTGGTACATAAAGTAAGTAAGTACCTCGATATATATCTTGAGAAATTAGTTCCTCAGAGATCTATTAACGAAGCTGTTAAGAATAGAAGATCTGCTAAAGTTATCCATGAGATGAGAAAAGTTTTAGCGGTCGATGCTGCTTTACAGAAAGATAGCATTAAGGAAGCTATTATTGACGGTAAGGCAAGAATAGATATGAGTACTAATAGATTGAACGAATCTAGCGCGACGTTAGAGCGTTTACAAAAGGAAAATGCTTTATTAAAGAGTAAAATCACTTTGGAAGAGAGAACAAGTGATTTACCGCAAGATAAGGCTAATTTCTGTAGGAAGGTTTTAAATGGTAAATCTGCTAAATTTATCACAGAAAACTTTGATTACACGTTGAAGATGTTTGATAAAAATCATGAAGAGCATCTTGAAGTTTTGCACGAGCAAGCCAAATCGCAGAACACAGTAACTAGAGATGTTGATCGTCCAGTAATTGAAGAAAAGGTTGAACAACCTCAAGAGCAATTTGCAGGTCACAAACCTTTAGGGACGTATATGGGCGAGCTTAGCAAATACTAATCAAAGTTTAAAATTAAAATAAAGAATTTTTAGTACATTCAGTACTACAAACACACATAGTTTATTATGAAGCATATTAAACCCACACAGGCTTATATCGATCAAGATAGAGCCAAGAGCTTATTGGAAAAGTGGAATCCTGTATTGGATTACCAGTCTGATAATGTAGCTCCCATCGAAGACGACCACACTCGTCTTAATACGGCAATGCTCCTGGAGAATCAGGAAGCATGGTGTTTAAATGAGGCGAGTAACGTCTCTGGTGGTGGTGGATCAGTGTTTTCGAATGGCGGTAATAATATCGGCCAATACGGAAATCAGATCCCCAACTCCTATACTCAAGGTGATACTTATGCAACCGGTGATTATCGTTTGCCTAAGATTCTTATCCCTATGATTCGTCGTACGTTCCCTGAGTTGATCACAAACGAGATCGTTGGTGTTCAGCCGATGAGCGGACCTGTAGGCTTAGCATTTGCTTTGCGTTACAAGTACGATACCAATGCATTAGGTAATGGTGTTGACGGTCAGCCGGATGCAACTGGAGTTCATACAGCAACAGCTGGTTCTGGTATTGTTCCGTCCGGTAATGGTGCTGTTAATACCAAGGAACTTGGTTATCAGATGTTAGATACCCGTTTTACAGGTACTTCTTCTGCTAGGTTGTCTGGTTTAGGTACTGGAACAGACTTCCCGTTTGTTGATCAGGATGAAGGTGTTGCAAGATTGCTTGCTAACTTTGAGTTAACAGGCAAGATTCCGCAGGTTCTTGTTAGTTTCGAGAAAACAGCTGTTGAGGCTGGTACTCGTAGATTAGCAGCCCGCTGGTCCGTCGAGTTAGAGCAGGATCTCAAAAACATGAATGGTATCGATATCGATACTGAGCTCACTAACGCTATGAGTTATGAGTTACAGGCTGAAATCGACCGTGAAATGTTAATGAGAATGATCCAGGTCGCTCTCGACAACGGTACAGGTAATGGTTATTCTGTATGGGCTCCTCAGTCAGCCGATGGTCGCTGGTTGGTAGAGCGTAACAGAGACTTCTACCAAAGACTCATTATTCAGGCGAACAGAATCGCGATTAGAAACCGCCGTGGTGCTGCTAATTTCTTAGTATGTACACCTCGTGCAGCTGCTATTCTCGAGATGTTACCTGAGTTCCAATGGGT